TCGGGCGACCCGGATCGTGACTGATCAGCGCGAAGACATCAGGCTTGGATCGCAGCGTCGCATCGAACGCGCTGCGGCTGATGGTCTCGACCATGCCTTCGACCTCATACGGAGTGTCGAAGGTTGAAGCATAGCCTGCCAGTGACAGCCGTGCGGCAGGGTCTTCGCTCTGCTTGCGAAGTTCAATGGTGCGCGCTGCTCGGTATTCGATGTCCATGGTTCGTAGGGTAGTCCCTTCGCATCCGATTGCAAGGTCTTCAGTCAGCCTTCGCCTTGAGTCGATCCACGATCGACTTGCTCCAAGTGAATCCAGCGTCACCGCCCCACAACGCCCAGGCGATGCGCCCGTTGCTCGGGTATCCGTCTTCGCTTGCGGAGAATCCTTGGCCCTTCTTGTCGACCTCGTGCCGGGCAAAGAACGAGTACATGCGCTTGACCGTCTCGATGGGCAGACTCTTGCCATTCACGATGTCACGCGCACGAGCGATGCCGACGGCCGTGCCACCACGCTTGAACTCTGATCGCCAAGCGAGACCACGCTTGGCTTCTTCAACCATGCCTGCGGTCGGCTTGAACGACTGCGCTCGCTCTTGCGAAATGCCGCTGTCCGTTTCATCTGGCATGTCATCTGGAAGCGCGCTCGGCGGCGCAACCTGAGTGCCACCGAATCCGTTGCTGGCAGGAACCATGTTGACCGGCTGGAGGTACACATCACCCAACTCGCCGATGCTGTTGCGTCCGATCTCTGCGCGGATCTCATTGACGGACAGGAAGCCGAACTGGCGACCGACGCTGAACGCCTGATAGCGCGTCATCATGTCGCTGCGAAGCAGCGCATCGAAACTGATGTCGGTGGAGTAGTGGCCAGCCTCGTCTTCACGGAACAACTTGCGCAGTGCTTCCGCTTCAAGACGAGCGGCCCACGACGACAAGCAGTTGCTGACCCACTCTCGATTGGCCTGCTCTGCGCTGCTGTAAGACTGCTTCGATCCAATGCCGACGACGCTCGGCGGCACGCGATAGATGCTGCAAATCTCTTCGCGCTGAAACTCACGCGACTGCAGCCATTGTGAATCCTGCGGCGACAGGCTGATGGCCTGCCACTTCAAGCCGCCTTCAAGAACTGCAACGCTGCCTGCCTGCGTTGCGCCACGCATGCGCGCTTCCCACGACTCGCGAATGCGCTGCAGCGCATCGACGCTCAACTCCTTGTCGGTGACAAGCGCACCGCTCGGTCGACTCGCATTGCGGTAGTACGAGGCACCGAATGTCTCTTGAGCGAGTGCAAGGCCAATGGCCTGACGCGCGAGACTGATAGGCGAGAAGCCCAAGATGCCATCTGGTGACAGCCACATGAGATGAAACACATCGTGCGAATCGAACACCGACTCGCCCTCGCTGCCGCTGTAGATGTACGCGATCTGGCCTGCTCCAAGACGAATCACCTGCATGAGATCGGGTCGCATGTAGTGCAAACCGATGGGCCTGCCAGCAGCGTCGCGCTCGATGAGGCTGTAGCCGTTTCCAGTCAGGCATGCTGACATCAGCATGAGTTCTCGCCACACCAGCGCGGTCGTGTCCTTGTTCGCTGCACGCGACAGCAACCGATGCACCGGGTGATCCTGTGCGACCGTGCGCCCGCCACCCTCGTGCTTCATCACGCTCCACGGCAACTTCGCAAGTTCAGTCGAGATGGCCTGCACACAGGCGTTGACCGTCGTGCAGTTCATCGCCGTCTGTGGAGTGATCGGCTGCCCGGTGTCGGAATACAGCCCGGTGTAAATCTGCGAACCAGACAGCGGCACTCCGGGCTGCGTGGTCGACTTGAACCTTCGCTTGAGCCAATCGGTCAAAGCCATATCAGTCCTCGCTTCTCGTATGGGCTTGCTGCCATCTTCTCGTCATGCAGGCTTGCGCTGATCGCCACGACAGATGCGACAACCGGATCGATCTTCTCGACCGACCTGCGCTTGCTTGGGCGTGAGTTGCCAGCAAAGTCCTGCTCGACCACCGTGTGGCTCATCGCCCAAGAGAGTACAGGATTGTTGTCGTGGCGCAGCGTGCGACCAACAACGCCGCGCTCCCACATCTTGGTCGGTGTTGACAGGTTGAGATAGGACTGCGGAACGCGCACGACCTTCAGGCCCGCATGGTCTAGTTCGTTGCCGATGTTTTGCGCGTTGTACGGGTCGTAGCCGATCATCCGAACCTTGTGCCGCTTCGCGATCTCAAGCACCTGCTTGGTGATGTAGGCATAGTCGGTCGTGTCACCGGGAGTCAGCGTAAGCCAACCTGCCTTCGACCAGTCGAGATACGGCACTCCATCTCGCCGAGCGCGAGCGATCGCTCCTTCCTCTGGCGCGTATGACCAGCACTTGACATACATCGATTCGCCATCAATCCACACAGCACTGATGCACGAGAGATCGCTGGTCTGGCCGAGGTCAAGACCGAGATAGCAGGGCAACTGCTCAAGACCTGACTCATCAATCGTCTGGCCGCATGCATCCCAGTCGCTCATTCTCAACCATCGCTCCGATGCAGTCACATGCTGGCACAGGTAATAGGTTCGGAAGGGCGTCTCGTAGGATGGTTGATCCTGTGCGCGCTTCGCTTCGGCCGCATACCACTCTTCTTTCACCGTGACACCGAGACTCGGATTCGCTTTCGCCCATGTCTTCGGATCGTCCCACGCTTCATCAGTGTCAGCGTAGAACAGCCCGGGCAGGAATGATGAGTTGTCAATGACTCTCTCGCAGACCTTCTGCGCATATGTAAACATGTCGAACTCAAGAGACTCACGAAGCGTTCCAGCAGTCGTGATGCTCACCATCATCGGCTGTCGACGAGAACCCATCGATGTCATGACGGCTTCCCACAAGTCGCGTCGGTTCTCCATCGCGTGAATCTCATCAGCGATGCACGCGGAGACATTCAAGCCGTGCGCGCCCGGAGCATCGCTTGACAGGACTTTGTAGAGCGCGTGCGTTGAAGGAGAGACGAGCCGCGACTGGTAGAACTCTACGCGCTCCTTCATCCTTGGTTCTTGCTCGATCATTCGCTTGGCGCGACCGAAGCACAGTTTCGCCTGCTCGCGATCACGAGCGATGCCGACCACCTCGGGCGTTGGTTCGTCGTCTGCAAGCAAGTGGTAGAGCGCAAGGGCTGCCGCAAGTTCGGTCTTGCCTGACTTGCGAGGCACGAGCAAGTGCGCCTGTCTGTATCGGCGCGTGCCATCGGGGCGTAGCCAGCCGTACAGGTTCCCGACAAAGCATCGCTGCCAGTCGAGCAACTTGAACTGCTGACCAGTCTTCTCTCCCATCGTGTGCTTGCACATCGACTCAATGAATCGAATCGCGTGCATTGCTGCGGCCTCGCTCCAGACACAGTCGCCTGCGGTCGCGATCGCGTCGTAGCCCGGTAGGTGATTGAATCGCTCCGGGCCGCTACGAACCGCCGACTTGGACGCTCGCGATGCGGCTGAAGATATTGTCGGTCGCTTGCGCTTCGCCATTCATCAACCTCGCTCTCGCTGATGGAGTCATACCAAACTGGGCGAGCAGGCGTTGCACCATCAAGCCGTACTCAAGGTGCATAGTCACATACGGGTTGCGTCTGAAACTCACTACGGTTCCCGCTGCGTCACGAATGGGAAGGACGAGGCCGAGTCGAGCAACTTGCTCCGCTGCCTTCTTCCACTTCGCGAGGTAGTCGGCCAACTGCGCGAGCGCAATGCCATCGACCTCGGCCAGCACGCGCATGGTCGAGAGCGTGTGGGCAAGAGTCGCCCACTCTGCCTTCGCGTCCTCGGGCAACCACTCGGGCACCACAGGCATCGAGTTCGGCAAGTTGATGCCCTTGCCCTTCCTGCGTCTGTCTCCCGACAAGGCAGCAAGCGCGTTCGGCTTTGGTGGCCTGCCATTCAACATGAGAAACTCTGCTCCAGCAACCATCCTTCTTCACCCTGAAGAACCATGGTTTCGCATTGCCTTCCAAGCGGCCGACGATGGCCCACGCTGCGTTGACCCATTTCGATGGCTCGACACCCGTCATGGCCTCGCCGATGCGGCAGAACGGATCCTAGTTGATCAGGCGACCTGTTTTCCAAAGTTCCGCGCATACGCGCGCTCAAGAGGGAGGCCCGGCCAATTACAACTGACAAAAAACTTTTCATGCCCCTATCCGCCCTGCTTACTGAAACCACTGTTGCTTGATTGCTTCAGCGACTCGTTCCATCATCCGAGGAGGCACACTCATGCCGACGATGTACTGCGCCAAGGTTGCTTGACTCTTAGGCGTCTTCTTGTTGGCGAACACATAGTCATCAGGGAACGAACCCAACCGAACGATCTCTCGTGGAGTGAAGCTTCTCGGCTCATCAGGATGGAGTTGTGCCGCCATTGCGGTAATGGTGCATGCAGGTTGATCCCACGCACAACGCCTCCAACTGAAGAACGCGTTCTTGCCGTTGAGTCTCCTGCGCGTCTCAGCGATTGCACCGGACTTCGTTGACTTGCTGAGTGAGTACAGCGACCTGACGCATGGTGGTGCCTGATGCACTTCTGCTTCAACGACTACATCTGCCAATGCCTGCCTGACAGTCGGGACTGATGAATCGAGTCGCAGTACGAGTTGCTTCAGATTGAGACTCTTCTTCCGGGCGACGAAGAACACGCGCTCTCGACTTTGTGGAACTCCACATTCAGCAGCGTTCAGCAGGAATACCTGCACCTCATATCCCAGTCGATTCAGTCGAAGTACCACTTCCTTCGCATAGCCCTTGGCTCTTCCCATGATCATGCCTTTCACATTCTCGGCGACGATCACTTTCGGTTGCACGCGCTCAGCAAGGGTGATGAAGTCGAAGAACAGGTCGGACAGAATCTGCTTTGCCTGTCCTTCTTGAAAGTGCCTGTTCTTGTTCCAGTCATCTTCCCGATTGCCGGACATGCTGAACACTGAACATGGCGGCGATCCATCAAGGATGTCTATCTCGTCGATGGGGAATGGCAAGGTGCGGGTGATCAGTTCCTGAATCGGACAGACCAGCATGTGCGGAGGTTTCAGATTGGTTTCATAGTGCCAAGCCATCTTCGGATCAATGTCATTGGCAGCAATGACTCGGCATCCAGCGAGCTTGTATCCCATTGAAGATCCGCCACCACAAGCGAATGTTGACAGGACGCGCGGCGCAGTGGCATTCGGTGGTCTGAGATCTTTGAGGTTCCATCCGAGCGTCATTGCTCGCTCCACTCGAACTTGCAACGCGGACAAGTGTGTTGAAAGGATCCGCTCACAACATCAATCTCTTTCGACTTCGCATTGTCACGGACAATGGCTGGTTCCAGTGTTCGCATCAGATCTGCGACTGCCTGCGGCTCAAAGCCTGTTGCAGCAACGAGGTCAGCTTCAAAGAGTTGCAAGTCGTTGAGTTGCTGCGCCAAAGCCTGTTCGTTCCACGAAGCAAGTTCGGAAGCGCGATTGTCTGCAATCGAATACGCGGTTGCTTCCATCCCGGTCAATTCCGATCTCCAGATGACGATCGTCTTCCATCCAAGAGCCTTCGCAGCCTGCAATGTTCCATTGCCAGCCAAGACGATGTTGTCTTTCGAGACGACGATTGGCTTCTGCTGTCCGAATCGTTCAAGACTCTTCTTCAGCGTTTCGATGTTCGCGACCGGATGAATGCGCGTGTTGTTGGAGTCGAACTCCAGACTGGTGATGTCAACCGTCTCGCTCTGGCTGTGAGCCAGTTGGGCTGTGTGATCGCTTGATGCGTTCATTTGATTTGAACGCTTCGAACCAGTCGGCGTGCTTGCTGTTGCTTTGATCTTCTTCGCCATGATGTGGGATCTCCTCGATCTCTACACCGTAGCAGGCGACTAAGTGCTTCGCAAGACGAGAATCGTCCAAGACAATGCTGACGCTCGGACTCTTTAGATCGCCGCGCTGACTGGCTTTGACCACGCCTTCGACTGCAGCCGTCGCGATTGCTTGCGCTTCCCCGATAGGCATCTTGCTAGACAGGCTGAATCGCAACTCGACTGCGTTGACCGTGCATGGGATCGCGCTGCGCAGACTGGGCCACACAAGGCGCAGCACGCATGGGATGACCTTTGCCATGCGAGTGTTGTCGGCTGGGGTCTTGATGGTGTCGTGACATCGCTTGCAGAGCGGCATCAGGTTGTCGGTCGCATGCGTGCCACCCTCTGCAAGCGGCACGATGTGATCCACAACGGTCGCGGGTTCAACCTTGCCTGCGCTCAAGCACAGCCTGCACAATGGCTCG